ACCTATTGCAGTCGGTAAACAATTCACTATACAACACCTACTGGAGCGACTATATTACGGACTTGTACAACCCAAGCCGTAGATTAGTGCGGGTTCCTGCCATTTTGCCACTTGGCAAGATTCTAAACTTCGACCTAAAAAATAAGTTAATCTGGAACGGGCAGAGGTGGTTGGTTAACAACGTAACGATAAACCTTACCACGGGCAAGGCCGAGTTTGAGTTATTAAACAATGTATGAAACAGGGGTATTTAAGTTATTTGATAGAGCTTCTTAATGCAAGTACGCTTTACGGCGTAGGAAAGGAAATCGACATTGCAAAGGGAATGTACAAGTTAGACGGAAGCGTAAAAAGAAAGTATAGAAAATGGCGGTCACCGAAACAGTAAAGATAGAAGGCGATACCAAAGGACTTGAAAACTCCATAAACAAACTCAACGATAAAGCGGAAGAGCTTGTAGGCACACTCAAGGAGGTTGGTAATGTCGCAAAAAAAGGTTTTGATAAGGTAGAGAAGGGCGCAGAGAAGGCCGAGGAATCTACAAAGAAGACCCAAGGCGGCATATCTAAACTTGTTAACGCCATCAAGAGCTTGACCATTATTGGGGTTGTAGGCGATACAATTACCGAGGTGTTTACAGGCAACCAAAAGGTAGTCGACTTTTTTAACGTCACCATAAATACAATCAAGATTCTATTTAGCGACCTTGCGGAGGTGGTGTTCCCAGCGGTGGCCGATGCCCTTGATAGAATCTTCAAAGACCCAGTACAGGCGATTAAGGACTTTGGTTCGTTGGTTGTTGAATACGGACTGAACCTATTTAAGCAAATGGGCAACTCCGTTAGTGCGCTTGGTAGTGCGATTCTTGCTTTCTTCAAAGGCGACTTTGCCGAAGCATCTAAACTTGCCAAGGAGGCATTTAGCGAGGTTGTAGACGGCATTGTTGGAGTTGAGGAAGGTGGTATTGAAAAAATACAGAAAGCCGCAGAGCGACTAACTAAACGAGTTAAGGAGGCCGTCAAGGACGGGGAGAAACTAAACGAGTTAGAGAAGGCCGCAGCAAAGGCGGACGTAGAGCGTCAAAAGATTCAGTTAAAAGCCCAGACGTTAGCCGAGAAGCAACGGCAAGCACGTGACGACGAGTTTGCGTCTATTCAAGAACGCATTGAGGCGAACGAAAAACTCGGCAAGATTTTAGAGCAACAATATCTGGACGAAGCAGCACAGATTGATAAAAAGGTTGCCTTCGCACAGGCGCAATACGACATAAATAAAACAACCGAGAATTACGTTGCACTTGAGCAGGCACGTTTGGAATTGATAGACCTTGAAGAACGCCTTGAAGGCCAGAGGTCGGAGCAGAAAATGAATTACATATCGTTACTGCGTGAACAAAACGATATTGAGAAATCAAATACCGAAGCATACCTAACGCAATTAGAGAACCAGCTAAATGCCGATGCCGAGTTAATAGATTCGGAGCGTATGCGCCTAAACTCGCAACTGCAAAACATCGACATTCTAAAAACGGCACGCCTTGCCGCCATTGAGGACGAGTTGAATGCCACAAAAGAAGGCACGGCTCGGTATGCGGAGTTGGTAAACGAGCGCAAGGCAATCGAGCAAGATGCGGCCATTGAAACAGCCAAGATTAAAAAAGACCTAAACCAAAAGGACATTGAAGACCGCAAGATGGTTAACGATGCCTATATGAATCTTGCGCAGCAGTCCTTGTCGGCACTAACCTCACTTTCTGAATTGTTTGCAGGCGATAACGAAGCCCGCCAGCGCAAGGCATTCCAGTTGAACAAAGCCCTGCAAATTGCCGATGCCACGATGGCCACTTACACGGCAGTTGTTGGGGCGTTGGGCGCAAAGGGAGCCGATGGCTTGTTGCCGTTCCCTGTACGAGTTGCGAACGCTGTTGCTGCTGGTGTAATCGGTGCGGCTAACGTGGCCAAGATTGCAGCCACCAAGTTCGACGGAGCAGAAGGCCCAAGCCCAGACACCTCGTACTCGCCCCAGTCCGCAGGAGCATCCTCTACGCCTCAATTTAACGTTGTGGGTCGTGGTGGTATTAACCAGTTAGCCGAGTCCGTAAATTCCGCCAATAGCCGCCCAATACGTGCCTATGTGGTAGCGGGTGAGGTTACTTCACAACAGAACTTAAATAGACGCAGAGCAAGAACCGCAACATTCGGATAATGAAAGTAATTGAATTAGTTTTAGAGGACACGGAAGGGCTTAATGGTATTAACGCCATAAGCATCGTTGAGCATCCCGCTATTGAGGAAAACTTTATTACGTTGTCGAAAGAACACGAAGTACAGTTCGCCAAGCAGGACGAGGAAAAGCGAATCCTTATGGGCGCAGCTTTGATTCCTAACAAAACAATCTACCGCAATCAAGGCGGGGAAGAGTTTTACGTTTACTTCTCAAAAGAGACGGTACGCAAGGCATCCGAACTATTCCTTATGCGTGGCTACCAAGGCAACACAACACTTGAACACGCAGCGGAGCTTAATGGCTTGTCGGTTGTTGAATCGTGGATTATTGAAGACCCCAAAAAGGACAAGACGGCTATCTACGGAATGGATTTGCCCGAAGGAACTTGGATGGTCTCTATGAAAGTCAACAACGAGGACGTTTGGGAGAACTACGTTAAAACAGGCCGTGTAAAGGGCTTCTCAATAGAGGGCTACTTTGTTGACAAGTTGCAAATGGAATCCCACTTGGAACGCATCGAGGAAGAAGAAGCCGAGTTCCTGCTTTCTAACATTATTGCCAAAATCAAAAAGGATGGCCGCCTAAAAAGCAAGAAGCGAATCGAAATGGAATCCTACTCGGACTACCCAGAGGCAGTTCGCAATAACGCAAAGCGAGGCATTGAGCTAAACGAGAAAGGCGGTAACAAGTGCGCTACGCAGGTCGGCAAGATACGAGCGCAACAACTCGCAGACGGAAAGCCCATAAGCGTAGAAACAATTAGCCGTATGTATTCGTACCTATCAAGAGCCGAAACATACTATGACGAAGGCGATACCGAAGCGTGCGGTACTATTAGCTACTTGCTATGGGGCGGACTTGCCGCAAAGCGTTGGGCAGAATCTAAATTAAAAGAACTCGGTAAATTATGAAAGAGACACCATCCCGCACTTCACCTAAAAACGGCAAGCGTGGCTGCCTATGCAAAAACAACACCTATTCCTCCAAATGCTGCGATGGTTCACTCCGAGCGCAAGGAGTAGGGCCAGTGAACAAAGCCCCGAATTTGTAACAATCCAATAACCATTTAATTAGTTGAATTATGAAGGCAAGTGAAATTTTCACCAAGTTCTTTGCGGAGCTATCCGCAGTAGAAGAAGAAGTTAAGTTGGCGCAAGCCAAACTTGACAACGGCACTGTCCTTGAAGCCGAAGCATTTGAAGCAGGCCAACCCATCTTTATCGTTAGCGAAGAAGATCGCATCGCTGTTCCAGTAGGTGAATACCTGATGGAAGACGGACGTGTTCTTGTCGTTACCGAGGAAGGTATTGTTGGCGAAATCAAAGAAGCAGCAGCCGAAGAGGAAACACCAGAGGTAGAAATAGAGGTTGAGGCCGCTATGGAGCCGTCTGTTGAAGACAAAATCAAAGAGGTGGTTATGCCCCTAATTGAGGAAATGAAGGCGGAGTTGTCCGCTATGCGTGAGGAAATGGGTGCATACAAGAAGAAGCAAGAAATGTCTTCTGACGTACCAGCCGCTTCCCCTATTAAACATAACCCAGAAGGAAAGACGAAAGAGGTTGTAAACCTGTCGCAAAATGCGCCAGAATCAGCCCTTGACCGAGTTCTTGCACGACTTAACAAATAAACCAAAATAACAAATGCCTACTAACACTTCAATCACCACGACGTATGCTGGCGAGTTCGCTGGTAAATACGTTGCTGCCGCTCTGTTGAGCGCACCTACCTTGGACAAAGGCCTCATCGAGGTTATGCCCAACGTATTGTACAAGTCAGTTATCCAAAAGGTTAACACCGACGACATCTTGAAGGACGCTACTTGCGACTTCGATCCTACGTCTACCGTTACCTTGACCGAGCGTATCTTGACCTTGGAGGAGTTCCAAGTTAACTTGCAAATGTGCAAAAAGGACTTTGAGCAAACTTGGCAAGCCGTTGAAATGGGCTATTCTGCATTCAAGAATATCCCCGCCTCTTTTACCGACTTCTTGATTGCTTACGCTGCCGAGCGTGTTTCTGCTCGTATCGAGCAAAACATCTGGGCTGGTGTTAACGCATCTTCTGGCCAGTTCGCAGGTTTCCAAACTTTGTTCGCTGCTGATTCTGACGTTGTAGACGTAACCGGTACTACCGTTACCGCTTCTAACGTTATCGCTGAAATGGGCAAGGTAGTTGATGCTATCCCTGCTGCTTTGTACGGCAAGCCCGACGTTTACTTGTACGTTTCTCAAAACGTAGCCAAGGCCTATGTACGTGCTTTGGGTGGCTTCGCCGCTTCTGGAGTAGGTGCTAACGGTTTGGACAACAAAGGGACTATGTGGTACGGCGACCAGCCCCTGTTCTTCGACGGAATCCCCGTTGTATTGGCAGAAGGTTTGTCTTCTAACCGTATGGTTGCCGCTCAAAAGAGCAACTTGTTCTTCGGAACTGGCTTGTTGAGCGACAAGAACGAAGTTCGCCTGATTGATATGGCCGACATCGATGGTTCACAGAACTTCCGCTTGGTTATGCGTATGAGCGCAGGCATCCAGTACGGTATCGGTTCCGACATCGTTTACTACGCCTAATCGTTTCTAAATTCCTTGAAGGGGGTGGTGGTGTAATAACGCCCCACCCCTTTCTTTTTTAACCTACTAAATAAAAACAAAATGGCTTGTGCTTTATCCCTTGGCC